AGTTTCCTGCCAGCAGACCTCTTCAATCAATGCCTACCTCAAGGCTGCGCAGAATCTCCACCAGACCGATCTGATCAACGGCAATTCGAGCCTTTGGGCATCCTTGGCGCTCGACTTGCAGAATCCAGTGACGGGCGATCAGAACGTATGCACCGGGGTATCGTTCTCGAAGAAGCCGCCGCAACCCTACGGCAGCAAGGGCGAGTACATTGAATGGACTCTTTACGCGGCCAACATTGCCAACCAGTAAGCGGAGACAGAATGCCAGTCGATCACAAGGATGTCGTAATAGGTGAGAATCAATACTCCATCGGTCTGATGAGCGCCGCGGATGGAAGTTGGATATTCTCCGCTTTCGTCAAGCGCTATCGCACGTTTCAAGAATCGCATCCAGTAATTGCTCAGGCTCAGGCCGCTGTAGATGTTCCCGCAGTTCCCCCTGAAGTTGGTTTTGCCATGACTGCCCAGTTTCTTACCGAGCAGCTATCACGCGAAGAGTTGGCGGAAGTGCAGAAGATGTGCCTGGCGACATGCGGGCGCTACAGCACAAAGACCGGAATTCCGATTGCGCTGCCTATCCTGTTCAAGGATGGGCGCTTTGCGGCATCCGATCTTGAGCATGATGGCCCGACAGTTTTGGAGTTGACTAAGCAGAGTATCGCTTTCAATATCGCCCCTTTTTTTCCCGCAGCCGGATCGAGCGAGACGCAGATACCGGCGGCGGATTCGAGCCAACCGAATATCCAACCCTAGACCCCTTTCTGTGGAGGCCGATCAGTGCGGGAGTTTGGAGCCATCAGGACGTTGTTCAGGGAAGGTTCAGTTTCAGGGATTTGTGCGACATCCACGAATACCTCGATGTAAAGGAAAAGAATGAGGCCGACTTCCGCGCGTGGAGAGCGGCGCAGGAGCGAAACTGATGGCCGACGTTATCAAGTCCTACCTTGTATCGCTCTCCGGCCAAGTCGATCAGGCATCTTTCAATAAATTTGCCGCCACTCTGACAGGAACAAGCAAACTGGTTTCCTCTACGGTGGGCGGCATCGCAGGTGATCTCCTTAAATTTCAAATTGCAGGGACCACGGCGTTTGCGACCGTGGGCTTCGGCATTGTCGCGTACATCGACAAATTAGGGCAGGCCGACCTAAAGACGAAGCTCCTGGCCACACAGAACATGATGAGTGTGCAGCAATATCGCGCGGTGTCCTCTGCGCTCGATGTTCTTGGCGTGACACTCAACGATGTATTCTTCGGAACCAAGGAGTTGCAGGATCGCTTTCACATCCTGATTGACGATCAAAAGCAACTCGCAGCGATGGCCGGCCCAAACTTTGAGACTCAGATGCAGCAGGTTCGGGACGTGACGTTCCAGCTACAGCGCCTCGAATTGAAGGGCCAGTATTTCGGCATGAAGTTCGCCTCTGATCTTCTGGAAAAGTTGGGATTCGGCAAGGGCGGAATAGTTGTTCAGCTAGAAAAGCTAAACGACTTCGTAATGGCCAATATGCCGCGCTGGTCTGATGAGTTGACCACGGACATCATTCCCGTCCTTAAAGACTTCTATGACATTCTCAGAGATACGGGTAGTCTCCTTCTCCAAGTTGGCGTTGATTTTACGCACATGATCGGCGACATTGCGGGCGATCAGCAGTTAGCCAATAGTGCCGGATCGTTCCATGATTTCGCGCGGGCGATTGAGGACGTATCTCACTGGGTTGCGGAACTGCTTCACCTGATGCTGGGTCTGGAGCGGGTTGTGGCAGGCACCGTGGGCGCGGTTATAGATACGGCGTCCGGCGTGGCCTATTTCATCCAGCATGATCCAGCCGCGGCGAAGGCGGCATTTAATAGCGCGGCGGACCGCGCCGTCTTGGCTGCGCACGGATTTGAGGGAATTGGCGCAGTTTTGACCGGCGGCGATACGCTTGGGAATCCTCTCGCTGGCCCGTCGATGCCATCGAACGATTCTGACTTTATGCGGCTGATTCATGGCGTTGCCCAGGTTGAATCAGGCAACCGTCAAACAGATCGGTATGGACGCACAATCACCGGCCCCGCCAATCCGAGCGGAGAACTTGCAATAGGACGTATGCAACTATTGCCATCGACGGCGCGAATGTTGGGGGTTGATCCCTACGATGCTGCGCAAAATCTCGAAGGCGGAGAGCGCTATCTAGCACAATTGCTGACGAAGTATCGAGGCGACGTGGGCGGCGCCCTTGCAGAATACGGCGGCGCAAAGTCACAATACAGCCCGCAAGGACAAGACTACATCCGCAAGGTAGAAGCGGCCGCTGGGATCTCCGTGGGCTCGATCATCGTCAACGTTCCGCCATCGGCCATGACGCCTCAGCAGCACGTCCAGGCAGTTAAGGAAGGCGTTAGACTGGGAATTGATGAACACACACGGCACCTACTCGTAGCGCTGAACGGGGCATATCAATGAGCGGAGGCGGAATCTCACTCCCGGCGCTGAATGCACCCGCGATCTCAGGCGCGGGCAGCATCATTGTCTATGCGGCCTCGAAAGCTGGGCAAGCGGTCCAATCTGCTAATAACAACGCGCTGTCCGGCCAGACGTCAGGGCAGGCGGTCCAATTCCGGCCTCCGCAATGGTCGCAGCCTGCTTTGACGATGATCACCGTTCCAGCGGCTTATGCTGGAGCCATCAACCCGAATGCTTCTACGAATCCCAATGCTACAAACCAGACGATCAATCCGACTACGCAGCAGAATGGAGTTACAACCTATAGCGTTACTGACTCCCTGAATCCAAGCTCTACACCTCCTAACGCTGTCCCGCAGATGCTGGTTTTCGATGCGGTGATGCGAGCCTCGCACTCCCAGCGTGCGCGTCCTACGCTGCATCCGATTCAGGACAATGCGAATGTCACTGACCATGTAGTGCTTGAACAGGCGCGGCTGATGCTCGATATTCTAATGACTGATGTTCTTCCGCCCTATGCGGAAGGCCAATGGGTCGGGAACGCATCGAAGTCGATTGCTTGCTTCACTACGCTGGATAACCTGCGTGCGGCTCGCGTTCCGCTGGTCGTAACCACGCGGCTCAAGAGCTACCAGAACATGATCATCGTGGACATCACTCCCGATGACACGGTGAAGACGCGCTACGGCTTGCGGGCGACGGTTGAACTACAGCAGATATTTCTTTTCAACGTGGCTACATCCGTCACCAGTGCGCGCACGCAGACCACAGGGAGCACGGCCCTGGGACAGACGGCAGTTGCTCCGGTACCGGCAGGCGTTGTATCGCAGAATGGGGTTCCGACTTCCTCCGCAATCCAGCAACAGACGGGTACAGTGATCGGCGCTGGCAACTGGTCAGACAATAACGTGAGTCAGTTAATGACATTTCTGCGGTCAGGCGGAGGGGGAAGCTAATGGCGCAAATCATCCCGCTCTCGAATGCTCCTAACCAGACTCTAAGCGTTGCGCTGAATGTAGATGGCGCAGTTCTGCGCCTGAACTTGTTCATCACATACAGCGAAATGGCTCAATACTGGCTAATGAGCATTTTCGATTCGCGGAACAATCTGATTCTTTCCTCTATTCCGCTGATCACGGGGAGTTGGCCCGCGGCGAATCTTTTGCAACAGCAAGGTTATTTGAAGATCGGCAGCGCCTTCGTAATCAATCTTGGGCAGGTCCAGGATGACTATCCAACCGCAAGCGAACTAGGGTCTGGATTTCTCCTGCTTTGGGGAGACACCGCCCAGTGAATAGTCAATTCAATAACGTCTCGCAGATTCCTAACTTCGGTCAGGCGTGGAGTCTTACGGTCACCAATCCTCCCGACGCAACGGGCGTCTCGCAGACAGCCACGCTTGAGGCAATGGCATGGACTCCAGAGACGATGCGGATTGTGTTCGAGGTCAATATTCTTGGCTACTCATCTCACGCGACATTCTGGACTGCGCGCATCGAGCTTTATAACCTCAGTGCAGATCAGGCGCAAAACTTCATCTATGGCCAGGGCGCAACCGTCTCTTTGAGCGCGGGCTATCAGGCTGGACCATTCGGAGTGATCTTTCAGGGTGTGGTCTATCAGGCGCTTTATGAGCGTCCCGATGTAGTCGATTCCAAAGTGACGCTGATGTGCTACACGGGCCTCGAAGAGACAATAGCCAACTTCGCCCAGTTCAGGGGAAATGCGAGCATGACCCAGGCCGCGCTAGTGGCGAAGATGTGTGCCGGTGCCAACGTCCCGATTCCAATTGATCCCGCCTCGCAGCCAACGCTTGATGCACTCCCGCAGACGCAGCTCCCGCGCGCCCGACCCTTCTTCGGCGATCCTCACAAGTTCATTGATGATATGGCGACGGCGAACAACCTGCAATCCTGGTACGGTTCAAATGGGGTTTCAGTGAGCACGATGGCCGATGCCTATGCTGTATCGACCATCACATACACGAGTACGACCGGGATACTCGGTGTTCCTCAACAAACGCAGGATGGCGTTTCCCTGGTGGTCGCCTTAGACCCACGCCTGCGCGTCACTGTGCCGCCCATGCAGATCAACATTGCCAGTTCAATCATCCGGCAGTATCAGTTCACGCCGCCCGGCTACAGACCGATTTTGGACCCCAATGGTCTCTACCTTGTAAACGGTTTGCAGTTTCGGGGCGATAGTCGCGGCAATCAGTGGGAGACGGAGATTACCGCATTGACGAGCATCGGAGGTCGCGCAGCCTATGTCTACGCCGCCACAGGCGGTGGTCCTGAATTGGATCGGAGGGCCGCGCGATGAGCAATACCCCCATGATTCCGATTCAGCATCGCCTCAGCATCAAGTCGGCTCCGATTACGCAGGCGCTGCATCAATTTGAATGTTCACTCCGCGTGTCAATACCTGCAATCGTGGTTGCGAATCAAGATGGTAACGCCTTTAATGCCGATTTCCAGACGGTGAGCGTTCAGCCAGCCATCCAGGAAGTGATTCGCAAGAGCGCAGTTCCAACGCTGACCACGCTGCCTATCTTAGATGATGTTCCATTCGTGATTCCTCGCGCCGGTGGATGGTCTTTGACACTGCCAATTGCCGTTGGGGATGAATGCCTGGTGGTGTTCGCCGATATGGGCATCGACATGTGGTGGCAGAACGGCGGACTGCAAAAGCAGCCGGACGGGGTTCTTTTTCGCCACGATATAGGAGATGCGCTTGCCATATTTGGGCCAACCAGCAAGCCGCGCAAGCTTGCTGATTACTCGACTACCAGCGCGCAATTGCGCTCAGACGATGGAACAGTGGTTATCGACTTGGCTAGAGATGGCATTACAATCACCGCTCCTGCGGTCACGGTGAATGCAATTGGTCTTGTAACGATCACGGGAGCAGATGTTTCGATTACGCCGTTGGAAGGAGGGACGTTCTAATGCCGTCGATCTATGTCCCACTTCAGGGAACAGCGGCGGATTTGTCTATGCTCCCCTCGACAGGGAAAAAGGGGGTTATTGCTTACACAACCGATACTCAGGAAATCTACACAGATACTGGTTCTGGGATCGGCATTCCTGCGGCATGGAAGCTCCAGACTGGAGGAGGATCAAGTGGCGTAGCCAGTCTCAATTCTCTCACTGGAGCATTAACCCTGGAATCTACCGATTCCAGCATCACGATCACGCCGAGTGGAACGACTATAAACTTGAAGGTGGCTGGAAGCGCAGGGCCAAACTTTGCCGACAATGAGATACTCGCAGGCAGCGGTACGGCGTGGACATTTGTCAACGCGCCAATATCCGCTCTGCCAGTTTCAACGAGCGTTCATCTTTACGTGCAGGAATACAACGGTGGGCCGTTTGTTCGTTTGCCGCCGACCGCGATAACGTCGATTATCGGCAACGCGATGGTAACCGCCGCATCTTGGACTGCCGGGGCCTTGATGGCAGACTACAGGTACTGAAGGAGATTTTCATGAAAAGGATTCTTTCGCTTCTCGCGATCACCGGCGTCTTGAGTCTTCAGGCTTTGGCGCAGACGGCTAACTACCCAGAAGTGCAGTTGCAACCCTCCTACGCGGCTGACACTGGTGCCGCCAACGTGCTCACGGCCACGGTGAACAGTTGCCCAGCCGCCTACACCACCGGCATGTTTATCAAGGTGCTACCGCTTCACGCCAATTCGATCA